AACAGTGCATTTGGATATATTTATGAGGACAATCAAGGGAACATTGGCTATGCAGATGCAGACCACCGCCAAACTTATTTAATTGCCAATGGTTATGTTGATCTTTCTGCTAGTCATGCAATTGGTTCAGGATTACGAACAACCACAAAAGCAGCTGATATTAGAAATGACATTTACATCAATTATGGCAACAATTACGGATCACAAAAGACTGCTACATCAGCGGCATCTATTGCACTTTATGGATATAAAGCAGAAACCATAAACTCAAGAATTCATTCAGCGGTAGATGCTCAAGAGGTTGCCGATCGATACATTAGCCTTCGAGCCTTCCCACAACCTGCATTTGACAGCATAACCTTCCCAATCACAAATCCAGAAATTGATAACTCAGATAGAGATAATCTCTTAAACATATTTATGGGAATGCCATTAAACATCCAAGATTTACCTTCTCAAATCAGCAATGGCGAATTTGAAGGTTATGTTGAGGGTTGGCGTTGGAGCACCCGATTTAATGAATTGTTCCTAACCATCAATCTTTCACCGACTTCGTTTAGTCAGGTGGCAATGCGATGGAATACAGTTTCAGCAGCTGAGGCTTGGAACACTTTAAGCCCAACTTTGACATGGGAATACGCTACAATCGTAGCCTGATAATAGGAGAAAAATGGCAACTACTACAAACTATGGCTGGGCAACGCCTGATGATACAGCGTTGGTCAAGGATGGCGCATCAGCAATTAGAACACTTGGTTCATCTGTTGATACAACAACCAAAGCCTTAAACCCTTCAACAACACTTGGCGATATTGAATATCGTTCATCGACAGCAAACACAAACACAAGACTTGGAATTGGATCAACTGGTCAAGTTTTAACTGTTGCAAGTGGTGTGCCTTCATGGGCTACTCCTGCAAGTGGTTCAACCTTTGTTGGTTGTGGAGTAAAAAAGACAGACGATCAAAGCATCAACACCGGCACTTATACAGTTGTGTCTTGGGCAAGCGAGGATTTTGATACAAATTCAATGCATGACAATGCAACAAATAACACAAGAATTACAATCCCGACAGGCAAAACTGGTTATTATTTATTGACAGGTGGAATTGCTTTTAACAGTAATGGAACAGGAAATCGAATTGTTCGAGTTTATAAAAATGGTGCTGATCTAAGATGGTTAAGCAGCGTTGCTGCTGCCAATACAGGCAACTTTACAATTGTTCCATTCTCACAAACTTTCAGTTTAACTGCTGGTGATTATCTTGAAATTTATGCGTATCAAACATCTGGAGGATCTCTCTCAGTTATGTCTGATGCACAAGCAGGAACATTCTGGCAAGTTCAATACTTAGGAGCATAATATGAATTTATTTGATCAAATTATTAAAGCATATCCAGAATTGACAAGTGCTGATTTTGGAAATGAAGGATCAATTGTTTTGAGAAATGATGGTCTTGGCGACTATATTGAAAAATGGGAATACACCGAGCCAATTCCAAAAGGTCTTAAATTAGGCAAACCTTCCGCTTGATGTAATGAAGCCATTCTTATCCAAAGCAGCTGTGCAATTACGGGAACAAATTGATGATTGCTTCCCAGAGCGTTTGCGCAAATCTGATGGGTGGATTGGTGATGCTAGACATAGCACACGAAAGAGTGACCACAATCCGGATGCAACAGGATGCGTGCGAGCAATTGATATTGACGCTCGGCTTTCTGACGACAAAGGGCTTTCAGCATATTTGGCAGATCAAATTCGATCATTCGGGAAATCCAATGGTCGCATCAGTTATGTAATTCATCAAAGCCGTATTGCATCCCCATTACTTGGATGGCGTTGGAGATCCTATAAAGGCAATCCCCATACGCATCATATCCATATCAGTTTCAAAAAAGATCAAGACAATAATTCAGAGTTCTTTAATATCCCACTACTAGGAGGCAACGCATGAAACTATCAAATAAACACAAGGCTGCAATCAAGTCATATTTAAGAGCTGTGGCTGCTTCCGGCATTACTGTCCTATTGGCAATTGTTGCTGACATTAGACCAGAGTTTGCGATTCTTGCTGGTGCATTGATTGCACCTATTGCAAAAGCATTAGACCCAAAGTCTGGCACAGAAGCTGATTACGGAATCAATACGAAATGACAGCCAACGAATGGGTTGGTATCGCCGTTGGCGTATCCGCCATATCAACAAGTTTGTTAGTGGGTCTGCGTTGGGTTATTAAATCTTACTTGAATGAGTTAAAACCAAATGGAGGCTCATCAATAAAAGATCAGATTAATCGACTTGAACAGCGTGTCGATGATCTATTTGTTTTAATCTCTAAGCGATAATTTTATTTATGGCGAACACACGAAAACCTATCAAACGCAAAAAGATTAATCGTCGAGTCGTTCGCCAATCTCCTGAACCATTAACAAAAATAGATCAGCATTACACCGCATTGCACGAATGCTACAAAGCAGCTCGTAAAGCAGGATTTACTCCAGAACACGCATTCTGGTTAATGACCGAGCATAAGACTTTCCCTGATTGGATCGTAGGCGATGGCGGGATTATTCCTTCCATAGATCCAACTGACGATGAGGATGACGATTAAAGCCAATCGCAGGTATTTGATAACGCCAGATTTGCAGATCCCACTACACCACCCACAAGCTGTCAAAAACCTCATTCGCATGAGCAAGCATGAGAAATTTGATTATGTATTAAATGTTGGTGATGAACTGGATATGACTTCGCAGAGCCGTTGGGTAAAACATACAAAACTTGAGTTTGCCGAAACACTTGATGAGGAAAGAACAATTGCTCAAAACATTCTTTACGATTTAGGCACAACAGACATAATAAGATCGAACCATACGGATCGATTATTTACTACCTTGCTCAAAGGTGCTCCCTCATTGCTTGGATTGCCAGAATTGGTTTATGAAAAATTTATGAACTATTCAGATCTTGGAATTCGTTTCCATAAGAGGGCTTATGAATTTGAAAAGGGCTGGTATCTTGCTCATGGCGATGAAGGGGTTATGTCTAAGCATGCTGGTATAACTGCCCTCAATCTGGCTAAAAAGTGGGGTAATAGCGTTGTTTGTGGGCATACCCATAGGCAGGGTGCTACTCGACACCAAACTGGCTTAAATGGGCGTTATTCAACGATTTGGGGCATTGAGGCAGGACACCTTATGGACATGAAAAACAAAGCCTCATATTTAAAATATGCTTCAGCAGACTGGAACATGGGATTTGTTGTCCTTAGTTTTGGCAAGAAAGGCATGAGCGTAGAGGTAGTGCCGGTCAATCATGATGGGTCATTCAGCTACAATAAGCGTTCTTATGGGTCGTGAAACAGACTATATCGACCGCACGATTGATGACCATATCGATGATGTTGAGGATATTGGCGTTATCTAATCGTTATAAAACACGCCGAAAGTAATTAACCGCCTGTCCTTGCTTTAGGTCATACTTTCTGTATCCACACGAACGTTGTGGGTAAAGGGAGCAACATGACAGTAAAGGACGACATGCTACAACTGGCTTGGATATTTATGGGCTTAGGTATAGGCGCATGGATAATTCACGAAATTAGAGATACTGCATTCCAGAATGGTTATTGGAAAGGCAGATCTGATGGTTGGACTTCGCACCGCCGATTGATGAACACCAAAGCCAAGTCTGATGAAGTATTTGACTATGACAAAAACTGAGCAATTGCTTGATGATGTCATTACTACGATCCAACAGCGTGGAAGTGTCTATGGACATCCATACTATAACCACAAACGAATTGCAGGTCTTTGGTCTGCATATCTCGATTTCCCAATCACACCACACCAAGCTGCATTATGCATGGCACTTGTCAAGGTTTCTCGGCTTAGTGAAACCTCAGATCATTACGACAGCATCAAAGACTTCATTGCCTATGGGGCTGTATATAACACAGTCCTTGAAGCAGTCAAAGATGACCAGTTTGAGTGGGGTGATAAATAATGGCATTTAATTTAGAGGATTATGAAACAGTCGAATCAAGATTGGAGAAATGGCATGGAAAATTTCCGGACAACAGAATCGAAACTGAACTCATCGAGGCATCTAACACTCGATTCATTGTATTTTGTAAATTATTCAAAACGGAAGCGGACGCAAAGCCGGCTGCAACTGGGCTCGCTTTTGAAACGATTTCGGATCGTGGTGTCAATTCAACTTCTGCGCTGGAGAATTGCGAAACTTCAGCGATTGGCAGAGCACTTGCAAACGCAGGTTTTGCAGCTAAAGGCAAGAGAGCATCTCAAGAGGAAATGAGCAAGGTGGTTGCACCTTCATCTTTCAAGGAGAAGTTGGAAAGCCGGCAAAACATGTATGGAAAGGTTGGATCTAAGTCAGCACAAATTGAAACAATCCTAAGAGATAGTTTTAAAGCTGATAAACCTAAAGATCCAGTTGCTTGGTCTGTTGGGAATGTTGTGGCTGAGATTGGTTCAGCAATTCCTAATGAGCCACCTGCATGTCAGCATGGGCATATTCTTAAAGAAGGAATATCTAAAGGAGGCAAGCCTTATTATGGTTATGTTTGTAAGGCAAAACAATGCGAACCCAAATGGGCAAAACTTACAGCTAACGGAAAATGGTATTTTGAAGGAGGTGAATAAATGGGTGAATTACAAATCATTGACGGCTCTGGTCTAACTGCAACTTTTACAGATGATGGAGTTAAG